CGATCAATCAACTCATTGACATAGTTCATGTAAGTGTTCATAGTTGTTTTTGTTAACGGTATGTTAATTGTATACTATGTTTGTATGTATGTAATATTTCATATAGATTTTATCAATTTTTATTTTGAACAATTAAATAAAAAGTATGGAACAATTGTACAAGATTCTAATAATTGGAATGATTATGATTGCTTTAACGAATATTCACACTATCGAGAATTTTTACAATATAATGAATCTTAAAACGAATCAAGTTGGTGAACAACCTGTTACATTGTCTAATATGAACGAGTTGAACAATTTAGATATGATTCAAAAGAATCAAGGTTTAATTTTTGATATATGTATGAAAGAATTCGAGAAAAACAACGACGCACGTAATGTTATGTTACTGGATGAAAAGGATATTTATCCATTACAGTATTTAAAGGACAAGATAGATGAGATAGAGGTAAATTTGAATAAAAAACTAGATGCGGAGAAGGAAGAATTGTGCAAAACGTTTAAGACGGATTATTGTTTGGACGATAGTATGGAGTTCAACCAGAATCCTGAATTATATAAAATACCGTTGGAAGAGTTCAATAACAAACTAAATGAGTGTTATTCAACTTGTTATAAGTACGATATACAAGAAATTCGACATTTGAGAAAACTTTTATATAATACCTTATTCGATATTCTCCTTCGATACAATGTTCTTCAAAAACTTGACGGCGACATCACACAACCACAAAACAAAAAACGTTACGAATATATTATCAACTACAACAAAGATGATGTTATCGATATCGATCTTAATCTCGCAATATTCTCTAAAAACACCGATAATCATATTAAGTTTGTCAAAGAACTACACCGATTTATGAAAATCGTTGTATTAAACACAGAAAAGATAGATGTAAACAATGTTATCTACAATGATAAGAAAAAAGCAATACAACACAACTTTACCATTCAAAAATACAGAAACCCAACCAAAATTTATGTAAGTGAAGAAGAATAAGTAATTAAATATTGATGATTCGTTTGAATTTCGTCAATTCATCCATCGATTTGATGTTCTTTACATCTAAATCGTCTTCCATAGGCCACACTTTCAACAAGACAAAATTAACATATTGTTGTAGATCGTCCATCTCCTTGTAATGTGGTGGTTTTTTCTCCTCGTATCCCCAATAAGACATATCGTCTTGTTCTTCATACTCTTCGTTATATTCGTTCTCTGGATATTTGTTGACAAATAACCCCAATTTATCATAATACTCTTCAAACTTTGCTCGTTCAGAATCATCCACTTCTTCCACCTTATCTCGTATGTTATTTATCATACGTACTAATCTATAATCAAAGAATTCCATCAATTCTTCAATATGATCACACAAGTAATCCATAAACTTATATAATGTTTTTCTTCTATCTTTACGAGTAGAATTCATATTGTCCAGAAGTGACACAATCTTCTTGTAAGTAACGTGGAAAACCCTTGTATTATTCATCTTAAATAGATAAGTATTTTTTATCTTTCATATACTTTGGATCCAATCAATTTTTTAGTATCAAAAAAATAAATATTGATAAAATACATAACAATTATGTAACATTAATACCAATGGATATGTTTACTATTGAGAAATTAAGCCAGATGGGTGAGATGATGCAATCATTGAGTTCAGAAGCATTTCAAATGCAAACAATGATCTTGGAAGAAACTAAAAATCGTCTTCCAGAAAATTCTAAAGAAAGATATTTATTGGAAATGTTTTTGAAATATTTACAAGAAGAATAAATCCTGTAAATATCATAAATCAAAAAAAATAAAATTAATACTTGGACTCAAAACCAAGTATTAATTTTATTTTTTGTCTATTTGCAAAAGTGAATAGACACTCTTTCCATCAACAACCTCTTCAATCATAAGTCTGTCTGTTAACGCATTCAACTCTATCAAACGAGAACGTAACAATTGGATTGTCTCTTGATAACATTTATCTGTAATCATCTTTCGTTCCATATCTATCTCGTACTGTGTTAATGGTGAAATATTTTCTGTTTTAACAACTCCTATCTTTCCCACTGTGTCACTAAAACCATACCTAGTTATCATTGCATCAACTATCATAAACACCTGTTCAAAATCATTGCTCGCACCTAATGACACATTCTCCTTACCATACATTATCTCCTCTGCCGCGTGTCCTCCTAACGCTACCTTTATACGTCCCATTAAATTTTGTTTTGTATCCATCCGTAAATCATCGTCTATACTTTGAAAAAAAGTAGTACCACCTGTGTTGCCTCTGGGAATGATGCTAATTTTTCTCACTGTATCTTTATCACTTATCAACGCACCAACAATTGCGTGTCCGGCCTCGTGTATGGCTATTCGTCTCTTTGTCTCTTGTGATACTAATCCACTCCCCTTCAAACCAACTACAATTCGTTGATATGTGTCTTCTACAACATTTGGAGTGATAATACCTTCGTTGTTATCTCTGATTGCGCGTATAGCACACTCGTTCATCATATTTTCTAAATCCGCTCCTGAAAATCCCGTCGTCTGTTTGGCAATATCTTTAAAACATACACTTTTATCAAACCTTTTGTTTTTTGAATGTATTCTAAGTATTTCCTGACGACCCTTAATGTCTGGTAATTTAACATTGATTTTTCTATCAAATCGACCTGGTCTTAACAATGCGTCGTCAAGTATGTCAACACGATTCGTAGCTGCAATTACAACGATGTGTATATTGGTGTCAAATCCATCCATTTCGGTTAATAATTGGTTAATTGTTTGTTCACGTTCGTCGTTGGATGGTATACCACCAACTGATCTCTTTTTCCCGATTGCGTCTATTTCGTCAATAAAGATAATGCATGGTTCATTCTTTCGTGCTTCATTAAATATGTCTCTAACACGTTTCGCACCTACTCCTACAAACATCTCAATAAAAGAAGATCCACTACACTGTATGAACGGAACAGAGGACTCTCCAGCAATTGCTCGTGCTAACAATGTCTTTCCTGTCCCTGGACTACCAATTAACAGTGCACCTTTAGGTACCTTCGCACCAGACTTAAAATACTTCTCCGGATTCTTCAAAAAGTCTACAATCTCCTCCAATTCTTCCTTTGCCTCATCAATTCCTTGAACATCTTCGAATCGAGTTGCAATATCCTTCTCAATAATGGGTCTCTTCGCGTTACTCATCATCGGTGGTGTTTGATTACCAAGTATTGTTCTAATTATTGATCCCATCAATACTACACCAAACAAACACGTAAATACATCACTTATACCAAACGTAGAATATGGTTCGTTATCAACAATTAGCTCCGTATCACTATCAATAATTATATTCCATATCGTGTCTGTGTTATAAAAATCAGTATACTCGATAATACCATCTTGATTCTTTTCTGTATAATACACTAAGTCTTTTTTCGGTTTAATCCATACACGGTCTATTTCCTTTTTCTTAATGTCTCTTACAAACGTACTTAACGCCTGCTTCTCAAATCTTATCTCCTCCTTTTTACCCAAATTGATATTTAATCCTCCTATTCGTCTTATTATATCCATTTACTATATATCCATACCATATAACCCTAAATAAATTATTACATTTATATAATTTAATATGAATTACTCTTGTAACATATTAATGGTTATGTCTCTTATCATACTTTTGGCATACATCACTAATTATAAGGGTGTGGTGGAGCTGTTTACATCTTACTACAAAAATAATATAAATATTCTTTCAAACACAATAGGTATCTATAATACCAAAGTGCAGAATAATATACTTAAAAATGAACATTTAGTAAATACCATAACCGAAGAATCTTTAGACTATAACAATCAACACTGTAACAATTATTCTTTGTTCTACAAATTAGATATGGACAATACTATTGTTGATAACAAAAAAACATACGTTAGAGCACTTATTTCTAATGAAAAAGGTGTTTACTCACCTGTAACAGAACAATGTGTACATCCGTTCGATCCGGAATTCAAGGATTCGGTTGATTGTGATAAGAAAATAGAATGTAATAACGGACTTCTTATATCAGGGAGACCTGTTACAAAAGATAATAAACCAAGTTGTGTATACGATTGTATTCAACATTTTTCTAAGTAATATACAAATGAGTGTTCTAACATTGTTATTATTTATTATTCTCCTGATCATTCTGTTAGAAAAAAAGAACTTTGTTCGTGAGATGTTTTCTCTTCGGGATGATCAAGTCGCTCACGATATTGTTAGTCTTAATACAGAAATAGATACTATAAGAAACAATTTAGACACAGAAAATAGGATTACTGAGGAACAAGATAAAACTACAAAAGAATTAAACGAAGACTATTGTAAAGACAATGCTAACTTTTACGATTATAACACCCTCGAACAAAGTTATGATAGAGGTTTAATACTCAAACCTAAGAAAATTGATGGTAAACCAGAAACTTCTAGTTCAACAACTACTATAACCGACGTATCTAGTTGTAAAGAGATTGAATTTATCAAAGATAAAACAATGTCTTGTGCAAATTTAGGAACAGAATGTGTAGATATTAGTATGAGCAATATATCACCCAAAGGTGGGAGTAATGCAGAAATTGATGGTGAACACGTTTGTAGATATCCAGAATGCGCTAACAAATGTGATGTCGTCACAAACAACTGTTTCGAACTTACTAATACTGGTCTCCTTGTCGACAAAAAACACTTCGACAAATGCATCTATCCTATCGATAACAAATGCACAATTGTCGAAAACAATTATCTATTTAACAGCAACGTTGTCAATCTATGTCCAAACAAAATGTATTACAATGTTATCAATTCTAATTATGATATTGAAGAAGTATTTAAAGACAAAAGTGTTAAAAATGTTGGAATTGGTAGATATCAATGTGATTATAAATATCGATCAAACGACAATCCAAATAAAAGATTTGATTCTAAAGACGAAATCAAATCGATATGTTCTATCGATTCCTTACCTGCACCACATTTATTGTGTTATTCAAATATTAACAACAACGAATACACATTAACCAACACGTATCCCCTAGATCTCCTCAATTGTGTGTATAATCCACAAGATACCTGTTTTATATCTTACAGTAACAATTCAAACATATCTATGTGTGATTTTAATCACTTCTCTAGTAGTGATAACATTTGTTCTCAACCTATTGAATGTACCAAGACATTCTACACTCTCGATTCCTTCAATCACACAGGTGATGTTTACTCCGCTACATACAACAAACACACCATTCAAGGATCCTTTAAACCCTTCGTAGACACAAGTAACAACGTAGTACGTGTTTGTACATTTAACCACGCACCAGAAGATTTCCCTAATAACATCGTCAATAGTAACAACCTTTGTGTTGCCGATTGTCCTGTTGACGACATATTACAAGAACGTACAGGTCTCCTAACAGAAGACCCCAGTACAGGTAAATTAACGTGTACTATAACAGGATGTGATTCTCCTGAAGAGGTTGTGAGGAAGAAAAAGTTTGCGAGACGTACAGAAGCATTAGAGAGACTTAATAATCTACATCTACGCACTGTATCAAAGATCACTGATCTCACGCAACGTGGCGAAAAATTACTAGAAATTAGAAACCGATTATCTATTCAACGTACTCAATTGGAACAACAAGAACAACAAACAGAAAGTAATATTGCAACCATAAATTCTCAAACATCTTCTTTTAGAGACATTGATAATCAAATCATAAGAGAACAAGATAGTATCGAACGATTTGACAACTTCTCTCCGTTATCATTCTAATACTACTTGACCATCTTCCAACATACGCATTGTCTTAAATTTTCCGTCCTTAAACATATTCTTTATTGTATTACCAATCTTTATTGTATCATCAATCTTCTCTTGATTGAACATTGGAATCTGTTTAGGATCCATCATCATTGCCATATACAAGATCTGTTGCTCTTGTGTCATCGTGCGCAACATCTTCATCATTGTTGGATCCATTTCGTCAATTATATATTTTAATATTCCGTCTTTATTTAAGTAATTTTATCATAACCATATAATATCCTTCTTCAAATTCATTTTATAACAAAAGTAACAACTATCGAAAGACGTTCTCTTCATAACAACACCATTCTTTTCGAAATGCATTCTCTTCCTAGGAATTATTATTTGAAGTTCATCCCTAAAAGTGTCTTTTAAGTAATCAGTGAACATTGTAGATGCAGGCATAATTATGATAAATGGTTTGTCTATTTCCTTTAAACGTTTCAAGATCTCCTTCTTCTTCGAAAAAGGTATATTCGACACTATCACATCCGTCTTATCTATTATTGTAGTATTGTCATCAAAAAAATCAACATTACTCTGTAATACGGTACAACCTATATCACTGAGGATAGTTCCAGAGTTTCCATTACCATAGAATGCTTCCCAGACGATTTTGTCCTTTTTGGGTAAATACTCTTTGATGTTCTCCCATAACTCTCGTGGTGTGTTGTATTCGTCGTCAGTGTGTAGTTGACTCCAATTCATTATTTTATTCTCATAGAGTTTTTATTGTTCTCCTTTTTTACTCATCTCTCTATATTTCTTCATCGTTTCAACAAACTGTCTAAACTTTTTATGTTCTTCTTCATTCAATACTTTCATTTTTCCGTTTTTGTCACAAATAGACTGCATTAATGACAAAACTTCTTCCGTCTCCAAATATTTCTCCAATTCTTCCATTATTTAATTAATTATTTAATTACTATTTCATTCAAATTTTATTGCATATACAATGTTTTCATTCTTAATCTCTCTAAATGATATTCTATATCTATATTCTTTTCCACATTCTTTTCTCTTATTTTCTTAACAACTTCATTAGCACGTTTCATCATATCTTTATCTGGTATAATCTCATTCTTATCCTTTTTAGATGATTCACCTTCACCAGCACCTTCAGCACCATCATCACCTCCACCTTCACGAACACCAGCACCTTCAGTACCTTTTTCAATAAAATCAACAATTTTTTCGTTTATATCAACATTCTCTTTGTTATCATCAGTTGTCCCGAATAATGCATTTACTTTTGTATCAACTGCTTTTTCTGCTTTTTGTGCTTGTTCTGCTTCTTTTTGTGTGTTCTTTGCGTTCTTTGCGTTCTCTATCTTTTGTTCAACGGATCTAGAAGACAACACATTAGGTATGAACACATCTATAAGGTATGTATAAATAAGACGACGTTGGTTTGTGTTATACTCTTGCATTCCTTTTACAAATTCTTCACGAGATGTTTTCATTTTATCATTCACGTATTTCGGTTTATCATTTATGAAACCTAACATATACTCGATACCGTCCATATCTAACATCATCAATACAAAAAACAGTCTTGCGTGTTGTATGTTTACAGTAGCACCATCTGTATCAATCATAAAATGCCCTTTAGACACTATGTAATAGATAGTACACGCGGTCGCCCATCTGTCACGCACATACACATCTTGAATGTTTTCCATCATTATTGGTGCTGAAAACATTAAGGTTTGGGTATACTCAGGTCCTTCGTTATTGAATGAATATACAAATTTTTCGTTTATAGGTGTAGATCCACCCATATCAATAAATCGTATATGTTTGTTTTCAGGGTGGATACCTATATTGTCCGGTTTTATGTCATTATGTGAGTATTTTATCTTGAAGTTAAGAAAAGCAGTTGCTGCCATTAGTTTACGAATCAAAAGGAATCTTAGATCAATATCATCGTTTACTTTGTCTTCTTCCAAATAGGTTTTAAATGACATTACTTTGTCCATTACAATTTTCTTCTTATCACAAGTACCATTATCCTTAATAACCGGATACATCCTTGCAACATAGATGTCTTTGAGATCATTTTCATAGTTTAAGAATTCGTATTCACCTTTAAGTTCTTCATTATTACTTATTTTGACGACTTTATTATCACCACAATTTTTTACAATACCTTGTGCACCACTTCCTAACGCATTAGATATGGTACATTGATTAGAATTGGTACATTGATTACTTTCACATACTTTCATATTTGAATATGTACAATAAGTAACAACATTTGACATTGTTTTATTTTAAAAAGATAATATTATTTATTTTATTTTTCCATATGTAGTTTTTTTACAATGCATCAAAACTCAATATTGGGTCGTTGTTATTTGGTTTAGTTTCAAAGTACTCGAATGCGATCCATACCAAGGGTGCCAGATACGACGCAACAACAATGTCCACGGTGTAATGATTTCGTGCCGCAACAATGAACGGTGCTTGTACAATTGTTATAGACCAAACCGTAAAGATAATAATGATATCGATGAACTTATTCGATATTACTTTTTTGACATTAAAAGTAACCAATATACTTATCATAATCTCTTGAAACATATGACCACTAAAGATCAAGTCTCCGCAATTAGGATCATCACCAGATGCTTTTCGTGTAAAGATATCTTCGAAAATTAAAGTTTTTGAATCAGCACCAAGTCTACAATGAATCGCAGGTCCGGGCAGAGACGTGCTCGTGTATGTTAGAAAACGTAATGTGTGACCAACTACCATACAATTGAGGAATCGTTCTGCCATTTTCACACCCATAACGTGGTTGGAGTGACCGTATGGTAAAAACCACGGTATTACCAAGAACACAGCAAGGTATATGTGTAAAACATTAAACATAATTTCTGCGATCCATTTGTCGTTTTTATCCATTTCACTTATTATTTCGAATCCAATATCTTTCAAGGTTTCTCGTTGTTCGTGTCGATAATAAGCAACATTCCTGAATATGACTTGTGCGACATATGCGACATATATAACTTTCAAAGAAACACTGAATTTCTTAGACCACAGATACACCAACTCTTTATTAACTCGCAAATACAAATTGTATAAATAGAATAACATTTTTATAATTTGAAATTCAATATGACCGATTTTCAAATTTTATATTACAAATGCGAAGTATTCTCACATACAAAAAATTCCCCCCCCCTCTCTGCTCAAAAAAACGAGCAGATGAGCAGTCATAATAAATTTATATTTAAAATAAATAAGTGATACACATAAAATGCTGTATAAATGTAATAATTGTTCATATTGTTCTAACAAACGTTCGAATCTAATTCGACACGAAAAGAAAAAGATCTCTTGTTCTACAATTACAAAAGTAAACAACGACAACATAATACACAATAATAATAACAATCTTGATAATAATAATAACAGTCTTGATAATAATAATAACAGTCTTGATAATAATAATAACAGTCTTGATAATAATAATAACAGTCTTGATCCATTGGTTTGTGGTAAATGCAAACGTAAGTTTTCAAGTGCTAGTTATGTAAAGATACATAAACCTAAATGTAATGGTCTTGATACAAAACAATGTCCAAGATGTTTGAAGTACTTCAAACATCAACAAGCAAAATGGAAACATATGAAGTTTGTTAAATGTCAATCACCAATACAATCTAACGAACCGTCTATTACTATTAATAACATAACTCATAATATTACAAATAACATTGACAATAGTACAAATAACATACATAATAATAACTATCATATGGTTTTCAACTTTGGCCAAGAAGACTTGTCTGTTTTAACAAATAATCCAGAGTATATGCGTAGCATTCAGGATTGTATAAGACAATTTATAATAGAATTACAATATTTGAACGAAGATGCAGGAAAACTAATTATTGCAGAGATTGTTAAACTAATATACTTCAATAAGAAATTTCCACAAAATCAAACAATACGTAAAACAACGAAGAAAGATAACGACATACTAATACATATGAATAATGAATGGATACCACGTATATTACAAGATGTTTTTAAGAAAATACTTTACAAAGTTGAAAAGTATTTTACACCATACTTTATATCATTGATTAATAAATTCGAGAACAAAGATAAAGACGATTTAAGTCGTCGAGATAAGATGCTAATAACAGAATCTAGAGGATTCGGTAAGCGAATGGTATGGTTTGATTGGGATATCGATATTATCAACGATCTAAATAGTATTATAGATAACAACATAAATATCAAAGAACTTGACGATAGAGATATCGAAACACAGAATAAAATCTTTAAGAACACAATTAAATGTCTTAGTCAAGTAATCTATGATAACACAAATAAAAATAATTTAAAATGAAATTGTCTTTTATGATTTAATTAAGATGAACCGAAGATTGTTTCTTACTTCTTATCCACTCTATATCAACCAAACTCAAAGAACCACACTCAAACCCGTAACAACACAAAAAATTAACGATTCAGACACCGTCTTTGTGTCTCAAAACAAAAAATTAGTAATTAACAACATATATGAGGATTATGGTGATAGTGTGTTTGTGATTAACAACATTGAGTGGAAAGATCCCATTACTAAATCGGTTATGAGAAGAACAGACAGGAACATATACATTCTCGAAACCAAAGATACTTAAGCAAGATTGATGAACCAGAACAGAGAACTCTGTAATGCAACACAGAATTTCGCGGTAGTAGAACTAGGATATAAATCACCGAAACCCATAGTAAATTGTGACATTAATGAGAACCACATAAAGTATGATGCAGAGAGTTCTTTGTGCTTATTCTCTTCCACCATTACCGTAAAATGATCCAAATTTAAATAATTATATATATTTCCAAATACCACAATCAATATGATATTGTACAAGAATTTTTCGTGAGGATCGTTGTAGAATCGTGTTAAACGGTCGAAAATCGATCTCATTTATACAAACAAATAAAAAATTGATTCGTTCTTTCTACAAGATATGTCAATCTTAAAATGAAGAAATCAAAGAGTGCCTTTACCAAAGATGATCTATTACATACTATCAAGAATCATACCAAAGCACCGTTGTTTTACGTGTCTGGTTATGACGGTATGAGAGAGTATTGTTCATCTAGAGTTAATTTGGATAGGATTGCGGAGTTTATAAGGAAGAATGGGATTATAAAGAATGAGAAGGAATTTGATATTATATTTGTCTGTTTCAATCCTACTTTAAAACGATATTATTTGGAGAGTTCTTTATCAAAAGAATATATTTATATTTACAACAACTCTCGTAACAATCTTCAAAACATAGGAAGATTCTTGAAGAAGACGTGTTCATTGGATGACGTTCAAGAGTGTGCTATCTGTTTCGATAAAATTCGTAATGATCT